CTTTATAACTATCACATATTCCAAGATCAACTAATTCTTCTTTAGGTATATTCATACCTATTTCTTCAGCTACTTCTCGTATAATTGTATCCTTAGGATTTTCATTAGTTTTATTGTCACGTCCGCCTTTTATTATTCCTCGTCTTGATGATTTGTCTAAAAATCTATATTTCACTTCATAACTTCCTGGTGAAGTTTCTAAAGGCGTATCAAATTGTATCCTCCCAATTCCTAAAGATTTTTCTAAATCTCTTGCTGTACGCGAAAAATATTCTTTTGAACTTGTAATGTTTCCTTCAAAAACCTGTTTTCTCTCTATTTCTGTCTTTTCGGGTTTTTTAAAAATATCTGTAACATATTTACTTTCTTTTCCTACTAATATAATTGGTTGTTTTATTTCTTCGTCATAAAACCATATTATTATTGAAGACCCCGTTGCCATATATATATATACAATATTTAATTTTTATACATAGAGTGATTGATTTGTTACAACATATTTCAGTGTCATAATTGGTATTTGTTGTAACTTATAAAGTAACTCAGTATTTCCTATTAACTCTGCAATTTTTTCCATTTCACTAGAAATATTATTTATTTTTAGTAGAGCTTTTACAAATTCACCTAAAAATATTTGTTTTTCTTCTGCTATCTTTTGTAGTAATAACTTACATTCTTCTACTGTTTGTGCATCACACCATTCGTCGCAATACTTTAATAGGTCGTATTGTATATAATAATCTGTTCCAGAATTTATATCATAATTTGTCTCTTTATCTTGATAATTATTATACATTTTTGATAATTTTATAACAGTTTCGTTTACTTTATTATCATCTGATTGAGGCGATTGATCTTTGAAATCTTCTTGAACCTTTATATTTGTGAAACAACTAAACAAACTCACCAGTTGTTTTGGAGAGAAATTATCAATGCTTTTATCATAAATAAAATGCGAAAAAACCAAACAATGTATCTCTCTTAATTGTGAAGCCAATTTACCCTTAAGTGTTAATTTTAAACTATTATCTATTTCATATACTAATTCCTCCTCTTTTAGGAGAGATAAAACTTTGTCTACCCCGCGTTGAGTATATAAGTTTGTGTTATTATATTGTTTTTTTAACTCATTTAATTCATTCTTTTTAATTTCATATTTTTGGTAAGTTTTGTTATCTTGTTCAATATATTTATATGTATCTTGTATTTGTCTTATTTGTCTTTCCATTTCTTTTCTTTTTTTGTTTACCGTAGTTTTAATACTTTGATTTAAATTATTAAATTTTTCTAATACATCATTTGGTGTACGTAAGTTCATACAACAAGTACTCAACTCTCCTACTTCTAAATCAGTTTGGTCTATTTTATAGAAAATCTCTGTTAGTTGATTATCTATATCACAAGTTACCATACTTTTTTTCGCAAACTGTACCAAATTATTATCACCAATATCAATAAGGTTTAAAATAAGATTATAAGATATTTTAAATTTAGACGTTAGGACTTGCGGTTTACCATTCATTAATTGTTTATAATTTACTGAATTGATATTTCTGAATAAATTATTTAGATGAATAACGTGGCCCACTTTATCAAGACCTAAACGTCCCGCTCTACCTGCAGCTTGCGTATATTCATGCGAATATAAGGTTCTTAAAATATCGCCATTAAACTTATTTACATCAGTAAAAATAGTGGTCTTTACAGGTAAATTTATACCAACACTCATTGTTTCTGTACAAAAAAGAATTTTTATAAAACCCTTTGCAAAAAGTATCTCGGTCATTTCTCTCAAAATAGGCATAAGGCCTGCATGATGTATACCTACACCCTTTCTAAGTAGTTTTACAGTATTAACATATTCTGGTAAATTTAAATACTCTTTATAATTTGGTAATTTTCTAATAATTTGTTCGCATTCGCGGTCAACTGTATAAGGAACCTTACTATCAAATTCCAACAAATTTGTCGTCAACTCTTCGGCGCATTTTTCTAACTGTTTACGAGAGAAAACATAACATAAAGCAGGCAACATTTCATTCTGGACTAAATATTCTGTTACCTTATTTAATATATGTGGTCGTTTTACACGAACATTATTTTTTTCAAAAAGGTCTAACATTTTACTTACTGTTTTGTATTGCGTATCACTAAATACGCCTTTTTCGTTTTGTATTATAAAAGGTTTATTAGTGGCGTTTCTTATTTCTTCTTGAATTACCTTATCTTTTATTACTTTGTTTATATGATTTGTTACTGTAATAAAGCTATAGTGAATTAACGGAACAGCTCTAATTAACTTACTTGTTAAAAATACCTCCTTCCCAGTATTATTTATACTATCGCCTCTAGTTTCCAACCAATAAGCAAATTTTTCTGGATTATCAAGTGTTGCAGATAATCCTATTATTTGAATTTGTGACGGAAGCATCATAATAGACTGCTCCCATACATGGCCTCTAGATTCATCATTAATCATATGTATTTCATCAAAAACAACGCACCCTAGTTCACGTTCAATATCCATTTCAAACGATATTGATGAGCTTGGTATTAATGAAGCGCTTTTAACTTGATATAATTTATTTAATAATATTTCAGTAGTTATAATTAATACATCTGCATCAGGATTTGTTTTTATATCTCCCGTAATTAAACCTACACTTATATGCGGGTATTTTTGTGTAAAACTATAAAATTTTTCATTAGAAAGCGCTTTAATAGGTGTAGTATAAATTGTTTTTTTACCTTTCGAATGAAAATAATCTAACGCAAATTCTCCTGGCATTGTTTTGCCTGTACCGGTAGGGGCTGTTACTAATACATGATTACCAGTAACAATAGCTTCTATACTCCATTTTTGGAAATCATGTAACTCGTATGGGTATTTTTCATAATATTTTTTGTATTCTTCATTGTTTTTTTTGGGATAATCATAAGAGCAAACGCGTACCATTTTATATAACTATATTATAAATTCTATAATATATTTATATTATTTTTATAATTATTATAATAAGTATTTAAAAAAATTGACATAAAAATTAATTAAAAGCAAATGACATATACTATAATCTTTACTTATGAAAAACATATAGGATACTTCCATTTTATAAAAACAAATAGAAAAATGTTCAGTACCAAAATGTCATATATGACTGTATCAAATCATCAGATACTTGTTAACTTAAACAAGTCAATGGCATATGACATTATATGTTACTTACTTACAACTAGTTTCAATTTTAACATTGTTGGATACAATAAAACCAGCAATGAATTCTACGGAAAAAAAACAAAACAAGGCTCTTGTTTGTTACAACTTAACTTCAAAATAGTTGAAAATACAAATACTACAACAAATGTTATCATTACACCTGTTGTAGGAAACATTAGAGATATTGATAAATTTATAGAAATTTTTAACAAAAGAATTTATACATATAAATAATTCAAAAGCATGATTAGCTTAAACGTATAAATATTTTCTTCGTTCTTTGGTACTTTATCGGTGCTTTTATAATTATAAAACCCTACGCCTTTTATATAATCAGGGCATTCTCCTTCATCTAAAAAAGATGTTTCACCATCTAAATTAATATACATCATTTTTTTCATCTGTTATTTCATTTAATGTTTCTTTTGAAAAAAATATTCTGGTTCGTATACAGACATACTATATAATCTTTTTTTTAACCATTCAATAATATCACTTAATGCATTGGTGAAAACGATAATTTTTTTTGTACGTGTATTATAATATAAATTATAAGTAAATATTTTTTTATATGGTAACACAAAAAAATTGAAATACTTTTATCTTGTATATTTTAATTTAAAATGATATAAAACAATGTTCAAATATATTAGTTAACTATAATAATAAAAATGACAAAAACTAAAAAAAAATTATTTATTTTACCAGATATAGAAGACATCCAATATTTTAAAATTGAGCACGAAAATATTAAATCTGAAAATGATGCAAATAATAAAAAACGCGAACACATAATTTATAGTATGCCTTATATAGATAAGCATTACTTCAATGATGAAGTTTATGGTAATGATTGGAAAAAACTCAAGTACAAATTTGACGAATCACTAAAAGCTATTTGTTCCTCATACTTTAGTTATAAAGTAAAACATATGGCAGGTAGAAAAAATAATTTTGACTTTATAGTTATATTTTATAATAGTGATTCACAAAAAATACAAGAGAATAAACTTGAATTTAAATATAACGCATCATGTGTTGATGAAGCGCCACAGTTCGTATCGCCAATGAAACCAAGTCAATACTTATCTTCTTCATTTGAAGAATATTGGTTTGATAATTACCTTAATACGTTATTTGAAAAATTTGGATTTGTAATGCCAGAAAAAACTACATACTTAAAAGAAATTCATAAAGACAAACCTAATTGTATGAAAGAACCCCAACTTTTATATTACCAAGGGACTACAAAGAGTAGTAAGTATACAGGAGATAAAACCGCTATAGATTTTTGTGAAGAAGCAAAACGATTATCAAACGAATGTATTGCTAACTTTATAAACAATACTGATTTAGATACTGAAAAGATATCAAAATATCTTTTGAAAAGTCAAGATAGCAAAATTTATTTACTTTATAAAAATGAAAACTTTAATATTCAATCTAAAAACAATGATGACTATATAATAGAAAGTTATACAAAAAATCCTGATAAATATAGGTATGAAGCAGTTACCAAATCACAGAAAAAAATGAATATATTATTGAGATGGAAAAATGGTAATGGTATTGCTTTTCCAGCGTTTCAAATTTCCTAATAAATTGGAAATATTGTTTCTAGTTCTGTCTTAGATAATCCGTTGTTTCCTAAAAATATTTTTATGAATTCCTGGGTTTTAGGGTTTTGGAAACTATTTATTATTTTATTATAAATTTTTAGCATCTCATTTTTTTCCATTTTTTTAGGGGAGTATATTTCATTCAAATGATTTTCAATTAAATATGGTCCCGTCTTTATTAACGCATACTGTAACTTATAAGCACTATTACCATTACCACGGTTCACAACAAGCGTGGGGTTTATTTGTCCAGGTAACTTAATATATTGTTTTTTTTCTTCATTTGTAAAATGTTTTAATTCTACAGTGTTACCCTTTGTTAAATTAGTATTATACAACAATAATGTATCATTATCGTCGTTGCTTAATTTATCTTTTTTTTCATTCCATACTACTGTACCAGTTCTTACTTTCAGACCTAATTTATCTATTGTTGTTGAACCTTCAAACAATTTTTTTAAAACTAAAGAATTATCAGTAAACATAAAGTTATCACCTATAAGAACAGAATGTTTACAATCACACGGATTTATTTCAGATATTTCTAACTTTTTTAATATAAGGCCAAATGTTGCCTGACTTGTATCTATAAAATCATCTTTATCTGTATAATCTTCTACAGACAATATAATACACGTTTCTTTGATATAATTGCGAATTTTTGAGTAATATATTGAATTTAAAAAGCTTCTAGGTATAACAAAAGCAAGAATACCGTTAGGCTTTAATAATTCAATTGATTTTAATATGAATAACCCAAATATATTTGGTCTACCTAATACATATTTTTCAAACTGCTTAGGTACGTCAGTTTTTTTACATACAAAATATGGTGGATTGCCAGGTATAAAGTCATATAATTTCTCTGGACGATAAGTTATAAAGTTAGCATTTGTTATAGTAACTTTATTTTTAAATTTTAGATCTTTTATGGTGTTATAAATAGTTTTATTTAATTCTATTCCATCAATTAAAATATTTTGTAACTTTTGATCGCAATAATTAACAATCTCAGCAGTACCACACGATGGTTCTAGTATGTCTTCTACTGGTTTTTCTACAAATTCCAAAGCTTTATCAATCAAAACTGTAATAATATTTTGTGGAGTAATAAATATTCCGAATTGTTTTTTTTCTTCTTTACTTATATTCTTTGTAACTTGAATTGTTAAGTCGCTATATTTGTCTTTACTCATTGACATATTAATGTTGTATTATTTAAATCAATTTTTTAAATCAATTTTAATTAAAAAAATTGATTTAATTGAAAACTTTAAATCATAACATAACCTGTTTATATTATAATTACACGCAAGTGATACATAAAATGATACATCCGCAAGGTTTCAAAGATGCTAAAAATTTTCATATAAAAAATGGTTATGCATATCACTTTACGGTTGGTGATACATACCTAAGTAGGTTTAAAAATAGCTTAACTCTAGAAAATAAATTTGAGAATGATGATGCGTTTAACGATATGATGATAAATGTCGTTAACGCAGAGAGATACAAACTCATAGCAGATTTTAAAGCTAAGTTTGAGCCAAAACCTTTAAAAACTTATGAAGACCCTATATGCGACCGTTGTGACGAATATAAAGTTTCAACAAGAAAATCAAGAAATTCAAGAAAAATGCGAAACCTAAAAAAGAGAGAAAATAGCAACACAAAAAAGAACAAAATAAGACAAAATGGGTACGACGAAAAAATGAAAAATATAATACTAAGTGTTCCTCCTTTATTAGCGTTGAATGATACAGATCCAGTAAACAATATTAACGATGAAGGAAACGACTACTGGATCTATAGTAGTAAGTATAATGACGATAGATCAACTACTACTAGCGAGGAAGATGATTATCTGTTTGAATGCTCGGTTGAATACGCTAGATATAGAATATGTTACTAATAAAATTTATAAATATTCCCTACAGATGGAGAGAAAATTAAGCAACATTTACTACATAATGAAAGAGAAATGAATAAAATACATTCAAAATAAATTCCTACATATGTAGTGTGGATGTGTTGACTTTTTTTCTCAAAAGTATTTTGG